AGGTTCATCAGGACCGCCTCGTACCAGCGCTGGGGTATCTCTAGCTGGCCGTTCAAGGCGCCCACGTCCATGATCTGGCGTGAGTACCACACCGTCATCTGCACGAAGGGGTCGGACGGCACCGGCCACAGATACAGCGTGGGCTGGGGGATGGTCCGGTCAAACCAGAACTGGAAGGGCTGGTTGGCCGTGAAATTCTTGTTGGGCAGGTTGGTGTAGTCGTCGCGGTTCAGCCGGGACATCTGCAGTTCGCGGGAGTTGTTGCCGAAATACAACTCGCGCAGGGCCAGCGTGGTGCCGTTGGTGGCACGCATGCGGTAGAACGCGACGTTCTGGCCGGGGTCCACGTCCGTCCACACCCACTGGTAGTCGGTTACCGCCACGCTGGTGCCCGTGGACAGTGTCCTCCATGTCGAGCCGTCCGTGGAGTACTCCAGCACGTAGCTCCATGTTCCGCTACCGCCGCCGGCGATGTAGGGTATGAACCCGATCGAGCCGATGTACTGGGTATTGGTTGCCCCAAAGCTCACGGCGATGTTGCCGTTGGCGGACGTCTGCTGGCAGTACGTGGTCAGGTCGTTGTCACCGGCGTTTGAGGCCGTTCCGCCTGCGGATGAGGTGTAGGTACCCACCGGCCTGTTCATCTGCCTGTAGAGCACGTTCTGGGCGTCCACAGCGCCCACTGGGAGGCTGTAGATGTACTGGTTAGCGTTCAGGCCAATGACGGTCTTGTTGATGGCCCAGTAGTTGATCCCAAGGTTCGCCAGATTGGACAGGAAGAAGAACAGCGACTCCTTGGCCGACTGCACTTGCTCGACCGCCAACTCTTCGGCTAGCTTACCGCACCGACGCGCACCGTGATCGATCAGCGTCTGGACGGAGATTACGGTCTGACCGACGGTGCCGGAGTACGCCATGTTGTGTCCTTACCAGCCGGGACAATCCCAGCGTTTTAATGATGCCTTTGCGCGGGGTGCGTCACCCTTGGAGTGTTCCACCACGCCGCTCATGCGTGCGCAAAACGAGTCCTTGCGGGCACCGCCCTTGGGCTGTGGGGCCTTTAGGTGCGACCCCGTCTCCCGATTGTACTTGGCACGACCTTTTTCAGTAAGGCCGGCGCCCTTGGATACAGGTAGCTTCTCGCCCCGGCCAACAGCCAAGGAGGGTGATCTGTCCTTCTTTGCCATGGCCTTTACCAGTTGGAGGAATTCTTGGATGGGCTGCAAGTAGACATGCGCCGGGTGGTGATGTGGCCGCCCTTCTTGTATCCGTACACCTTTTCACCGTCACCACCTTCAATGCTGTTATCCGCTGTCTGTTGGGTACCGTCCAACATGTTTTGCGGTGCTCGGCTGTTATCACGCGAGGCTACCGTTGGGGTGTTGGGCGTGCTGGAAACCATGCCCCCAAGGCTTGCAACGCCACCATCGGCCATCCGCTTGGGTTTGGCGGTCTTTGCCGAATCCCGGAAAGCCGTGGCAGTTGGCGCACCCTTGCTGCCCGGTTTGCGCATGCGCTCATCTGAGCCCTTGGCGATACGCTCCTGCTTGGCGTGGATGTTGGCGTACAGACCACCCTCTTTCATTTTCTTGGCCGAAAATAGTTTTTCCACAATCTGTACCCTTTGAGGTTTGGTCGTTACGTCATCAATGATTTTTAGTCGTTCTGCTTTATCTTTCCCCGCCCCATAAAACCCGGCTTTTTTCAAAGACTGAACTACTCCGCCTTCTGCCATTTTGTCGGCCTTGACAAACTCTTTGCCGACCTTCTGCGGGACGCCACCAAAGCCGCCCTTGGTGTGGGCAGCGGCCTCCATGAGGCGGTGTTGGGCTGGTGACTTGCTTGGCATGATTAGTCAGGGTTCTTAATGTAGATGCCTTCAAACTCAGCAGACACATTGGAAGTTCCTGCTGAAGCAATTGCCCTAATTTCAATGTCTGTCTTTTCAGCAAAAGCAAGCGGTGTGTGCAGATCAAGCACCAAGTCTCCGTTGCCGGGGGTACGCGCTGAACTTTGTATTCTAAACACACCACCCAATGGGCGTTGAATCAATTGAAAGTTGGTTGATGCGTTTGCGGTTGAGTTTGCAGATGTAAAGAAAGTTCCCATTAAATACAAGGTATAATCTGCGGGTACAGTCCAAAATGCCATTTGCGTTTGGTTTGCACCAATAGCAATCATGCCGTATACAGTTGCTGGTACGCCCGAAGTAACAGTGCCAGTGCCAGCGTAGATAGTTCCTACGGCAGTTGCACCAGAACCAGCGGTGGTTACATACATACGAGAAATACGCAAGTAACTGTTGCCAGTATTGACTGCTGTTTGCCCATCTAATAGGACAGACTCGCTAATTTCGTTGTAATTTGCATCAAGACCAAAAATAGCAATTGTTCTTGCGCCAGTTCCAGCAGAAGTATCGTCTGCACTTGAGCTAGAGATTTTCATTACAGTGGCAGAAGCGGGGTATGCATACGTTCCGCCTTGTGCCCAAACTGTTTCTACGGATGTGCCGACATCACCGTTGATGCCGAACTTAAATAAGGTTTTGTGACCATCAACTTGCCCACGGGCTACTTGCAGTTCAAAGGGCTCATACGCACCTTGGCGTGTTGCAGAAGAATAAGTTCCCATGTGGGTCTCCAAAATAAATTAAAAGTAAGGGGCATCTTAAGCCCCTTACTTGTTACCGATTAGCGCTGCCGCCTGATTTACGGACAAGAGGGGGGTTTACATTCCCCCTCCCCGCGCCCGCATCAGGCTTCATACCCAACAACCGCCTAGATGCGGAGTAAAACTTGTTGGGCAAACCCAAGATACTTTCTCGGAGCTTGGTGTTGTCATCCGTCTGGTCCGTGTAGACCTTATCGTAACCGCCACCGGTCATGTCTGTTCCCATGTCCGTGTTCCCGGCCCCGCCTCCAACCTGAAACTTAGCCACCTTGCCGCCCTCTTTAAAGGTGCCGGATTGACGGTCGTTGCTTACCGGCTTAGAGACAGGATGCTTGGGCATTGCTACGGCGCGGCCAGTGCTAACACTGCCCCCCGTAGCGAAATGCTTTTTTGTAGCACCGCCTTTTTTCATGCCGTTCACGACGCCGCCTGTGGCGTACTCCTCATAGCCGGAATCTTTTTTTGCGCTAACCATCTTGGTTTTTTTAAAAGCGCCAGCGTCGCCCTTGATGGTCGTTTTGGTTTCTGCGGCATCGATAGCTGCACCAGAAACCTTGCCGCCGGTTTTCATGCCGTTGGTAACGCCGCCCGTAGCCAGCTTGAGCTTGGTGCCCTTGCCGCCCTTGTGCTCCTGCATATCGTGTTGCTTAAAGGCTTTTTTGACCATGGCCTTGTCTTGGCCCATGTCAGCCTTGCCGCCCTTTTTCATGGCAGGCATGCCGGGGGCAGCAGGTGCCGCCATCGGAGCTGCAGGAGCGGGGCGCATAGCGGCCTTGCGTGCCATCATGGCCTTCAACATGGCCGCCTTGCGGGGGTCCATAGCGGAAGCCGCCATCGCTGGCGAGCCCATCATGCCGCCCATGGCCTTCTTCTCGGCCTTGCCGCCCTTTTTGGAGTTCAACAGGGAACCGGACATTGCCTTGCGGCGGTCCATCATCGAGGGCTTCTTGGGAGACTCGCCTTCGCAAGCCTCTTCGGAATACTTGGCCTTGAAGCCCGCGCCCTTCATGTTGGTGTGCCCGTTTTCGTCTTTGTCGGACGAGACGTGGCCTCCCTTTTTCAGCTTCAGGATCACCGAAGGCTCGGTGGTTTCCATCTTCACCATTGGTTTGAATTGACCCATGATTTACTCCTTAGGCTTGAGTAACGCCAAGAGCGCCAACGCGAGTAGCGTTAGGGCCGACGGCGATAGCGGGAAGCAGAATACCCATCACTGTGCGAACGATACCGTTCGACGCAGTTGCAGGAGCGTAGGTTCCACGCACGTCGCCCGTGGCCGTAGTGGCCGTGGCGGTGTCTGCGGCAACAAACGTACCCGCGTCTTGCGCCAGTGTGCTGTTGCTCTTGACGCTTGCCACATAGGCCACGTTGAACACGCGGACAGGGATGCCAAGAACGTCGCTTGTACCAACCACAACAGCCGTTGCGGAGCCAGCGATAGTCACACCAGAGATTTGGAAGAACGCCTTCAAACCAGTCACGGCAGTTGCGGCAACAGCCACAGTGATGACCTCACTCATCGCCTGCCCGTAGTAGTCGTAACCACTGACGGTAAATGCACGAGCAGTTGTGGAGCAGTTTACCTTGACAGCGCGGGGGCAGTCTAGCTGCAACACGGTCACGCCATCCGTGCGAACGACAGACTTAACTGAAGTTCCAGCGGTCAGGGTGACAGCACCAGCAGCGGCGGCAGTTTGAGATGCGGCGATGTTGTTGGTGACGGCAGCTTGAGGAACAATGTCCCAGACGTAAACGCGACCCAGAGGGCCAACACCTAAATCCATCGGCGACGGATTGTCAAAAGAGATGTTGCCATGAGCAGTCATCGTGGTGCTGGAGGCAGTCACAGACTGGTTGATGGTGTACGTACCGGTGCCGCCGGTCCCGGTACCCATGGCGGTGATGTAGGTGCCGTCGGTCACGCTTGTGCCGTCAACAAATACGCCAACAGTAATGGGAGAACCAGTCAGCATGGCCGTCACGGTCAACGTCGTTCCAGACATCGAGCCGGTAAAAGTCGTGCTGTACGGGCGAAGACCCGTGCCCATGTAAGTTTGGGCTGGGCCTAAGAATAGGTCATCAGAAAATTGAGGCATCGTCTTTCTCCTTGAAAAGTTTGACGAATTTACAAAAATGGGCGGGGATTATGGCTCCCCGCCAGAGCCTTCGGGGGTATCAGATACCCGGGGTGCCGTACAGCGCACGTGGGTCAGTGAAGCCCACGTCGTAGCGCTCGGTGGCCTTGTAGCGCATCGAGTCAGTCTCAAAGTCGCCTTCCATGGTCTTCTCCAGACGACGGCGCATCAAGAGCTTGAGGCCCTCGGGAGCGTCGGTCTGGACCCACCAAGCGTTGGCGCTGGTCAGACGACTCAGCACAGTAGCGCCGCCGTCCAGCAAGCCGATAGACTTGATGGGGTTGACGTCGTTATTGGCGTTGCCGGCACGCAGAACCGACTTCAGCAGCACTTCCGATTGGAAGACGTTACCCGGGGCCACGACCAGTTGCTTGGGCACCAAACGGATTTTCTTGCCGTTGTTGTCCACAGCTTGGCGTACTTGGATAAGCATCTGCTCAAGGGAGGTTTGCGAAAGCACAGCGGCGGTTGCCAACTGGTTGCTGAACGTGCCGTTCACGATGGGGTGAGCGGTGTTGATCAGCGACACGCCGTCGCCGCCGGGATACGAGCTATTGAAGGCCACGTTCAACACGTTGGCGGACAGCAGTTCCTTGGTTTCCACCAGAGACTGTGCCAAGTGACGTGCGTACACCTGACCCAGACGGATGTGGTCGCCGTCTTCCACGAGGACCTTGGTCAGGGCAAAAGCCAGACCGTAGACCTTGTAGACATAGCGCTTCAGGAACAGCACACCACCTTGTTGGTACGTCACCGGAGTGCCGTCAGGCAGTTGAGGTGCCGCGCCGAAACCGTACAGGACGGGCTCTTCGTGGTAGTTGCGTGGGATGCCGTCTTCTTCACGGAAAACCCGTGACCATTCGTCGGCGCGTTGGTCGTAGACTCCATCGAAGCATTCGTTCAAAATTGGTTCGACGATGCTTCGGAAGTCCGTACTTCTCATTGGTGCAGCCATTGTTTATTCTCCTTATGCAATAGCGTTTACGGTGCCAAAGAACTGCGAGCGTGAATTCACGACGCGAACGATGACATAGGAATCACCCCAAGCATTATCTTGGTAGGGAGCAATATCAACGACACGCATGTCGCCGGGGTTACCGTTACCGACGGCAGTCGAGACACCCAAGGTGGCCTGCGACAGTCCGGTGGTTGTGGAACCAGCAGCGATGTTCGAGAAGTTGTACTCATTACCGATAGAGGTTTGAGCAATGGTGGCGTCGGATTGGATTTCGTAAACGATGTTTTGATCGTTGTAGAAATACGCAACACACGAGCCGGTTTGGTACGCGGTGTTTGCGGGCCAGAAGTTGCTGATCTGGCGGCGACCGCCGACATCAGTCCATTCGACACCAGCAAAGGCACCAGACCAAATTGCACCGACGGTGGCAATGATGATGGTGCCAACACCAGCGTTGTACTTGACGGGCTGGCCCTTCAAGATATTCGACGCGTAGGCCGAAGCGATACCGCCAGCAAGCGCCTGTGCGCGATCCAGACCAGAAGGGTGGAACGCAGGACGCAAGCCAAACGGAGCAGAGGTTGAACTCATAGAGACTCCTTAGTTAGCCGGAAAACACCGGCATGCGATTGGGTTGCTTGTCAAAATTGCCCATTCCGTCGCCCTCAATGCCCACCAGCGACTTGCCGTTACTGTCCCTTGCGCCTTGGAGTTGCTCCACTTGGACGCGGATTTTTTCCGCTTCCTCCCGGGGTTTCTCGTCGTGCATGTACGCCATGATCTCTTGGTAGACATCCATGGGTATTTTGAACAGCAACATCTCATTGCAGGAGATATATCCAACGTGCTCACCGGTCTTCACGCGCAAGTCTTCATACCCGGGTAACTCTTCAGTTTTCACTGGAACGTACCCTTGGCGAATCCTTTTGTCGATGGAGTCGTAAGTGTTGGTTGTTGAGAGCCAGCAAAGATGCCACCCACTCAGGCTGGGTAGTTTAGGCAACGCTGATTGCGTCCACTCCTCGTTCCACATCTTGCGACGTTCTTGCGTAGAAGCGAACTTATCCTCGGGTGCCGCACGGCTTGCGTCCTCGCTTGCGCGATCATTGCGTCCGCCGGCATTGAGAGATTTTTTAAGGCGTGATTCAGTCATTTAGTTACTCCGGTTACGTGATTCGGCTGCATATCGTTTGATCATCTTGGCTCGCTTTTCGGGGTTGTCCCACATCCCTGCGTCTTTCATCGCTCGCACTTGTTCAGCGGAGAGAGTAAAAGTCCGGTTTGTGCCCCCGTATGCGGCAGATGCCTCGCGTCCTGAGCTTCCCACGGTGTTCCTAGGTGTTCGTTGACTGGATTCACGCTTGTCCGCGCCATTATAGCGATGCGGCAAATACTTTTGCAACCTATTGTCCAATTCGTCCCAATAATCGGGATCGGACGGGTTCCAGCCCTCTTTTGTGAGCACCTCATCGACCTGTTTGGCGATTTTGCTGTCGGTATCCGATAAATCAGGCTTATACCAACCATTTCGATCAATCCACGTCGACGCGTTGCGCTGGACACCGGGGTCAATTGCGGGCGCGGACGGCCTAGCGGGCTGTTCGGCCTGCTTTCGCAGCCTTGCAAGCTGGTCAAGCTGCTGCCGAGACTCGTAGAGCGCTTCTTGGGCCTTGACAGCCGACTCTCCGTCACCGGCGCTGGTGGCCTCAGCCAGTTTCATGCGGTGGTACTCAAGCCGGACCTGCTGGTCCTCGATCGTCTTGTCCAAACGGGCTAAATCTGCGCCTTGGGTGCGCTGTTCTACCCGGGAAAGACGGTTGCGGAGGTCCTCGTTCTCCCGCTGGATGGCCTGCAGCCGGACATCCTTCTCCTCATTGGTCTTGCGGATCAGGTCCTTCTTGGACCGCCGGCGTGCGCGGCGTGCGGCTCGCACTGCCTCGCTGTCATCGGGGTGGTCGACGTCCCCGCTGTCATCCGGGGGCGTGTTTTCCCCATCATTTTTGGGCAAAATACCCTCAGGAAGCTCCACCGTGGCGGTGCCGTCCTGTCCTTCTTCGACGTGCAGGTCTTCTTCTTTGTCGTTTGCCATGGTGTCTCCTTAAACGTAGGCTTTGAACGAGAGCGGATCGTCGGTGACCCGGGCAATCAGTTCATGGTCGTTGATCGTCATAAACAAAACGGGATTCAGGTCGCCGTTTTCTTCGGTGGAAACAAAGCGCTCCCAGCGATCGCCGCCCCAGCGCGGGACGCGGACGTAGTCACCTACCTGCGCCCAGCTACCCTCCGGCCACGATGCCATGGTGTCACGATTTTTAAAGGCCAATGGCCCGATAGCCACGACCTTTCCAATCATGTTGTTCCACTTTTCGTTTTCTTTGGTTTCTTCCACCAGAATGATCTTCCCCGCGCTTTTCTTGATGCGGCGAAGCTGGACGATGACGCGTCCCCCAAACGGGGATTGACCGGCCTGTATCTCTGGAAATGCCCACGCCAACTCAGTTGGATCGGACGTCTGTTGTGTACCCACAATAGTAGGCACCTTCTGCTCACTCATACTCACTCCTATCGACATAAACCATATTTCAGGTTCGAGATGCGCATATTTCAGCGCGGCTTGGGGCCTTGCGGCCTTATTCGTTTTCGGCGAGTTTTGCGTTGAGGGTATCAAGGACCCATTGCAGGCCCTGATACTCCCCAACGACGCGGGAATATATGTGGTGGTCGCCCACCGGGTTATTCACCAACGACATGCGGATTTCCGCTTGCCGCACTTGGATTTGGTGAATGAGTTCTGAGATCACTTTTTCTTTTTAGTCAAGTGGCTTAGGCCACCAGCAGGCTTGCCGGGAGTCTTGTTGCCGCCCTTTGGCTGCATGGCGGTGCCATCGAGCTTTTCGCCCATGGCGATACGCTTGTGCTGCGGCACGTTAATCGTCCTTTGTTCGTATTCACTGGTTGACATTTTGAACTCCTTGCTGTGGTTGGTTAATGGTTTCGTGCATCAACTTGGCGTTCTCAATTTGAATTCGCGCCTGATTGTTGATATTTGCAATTTGCAATTGTAGTTGTCCAGACTGCTGCGCATCCTGCGCCTTGGCCTGCATGTCGGCTTGGCCGCGCTGCTGGCTGTCCTGCAGCTTGGCCTGCGCGATCTGGCCGTCCTGCTTGTCCTTGGCGGCCTTGCGCTGCGTCTCGGCCATGGCGGTGTCCTTGACAACCTGCGCATCGGGCGGCAGCGGCGGTGGGGTCTTGTTCTGCTGCAGGGCCTGCTGGAGTTGCTGTAGCTGCGGCAGAATCTGCGAAAACACCTGCTGGCTGTCCATGGCTACGTGCTGCCCAACGGTGGCGTAGAGCTTGTCGATGACCGCCGTGAGCTTGGGGTTCTCATAGTCGTTTATAGGCTGGCCCCCGCGTAGGTTGGTGACGTAGCCGTTCATGCGGTTCAGGTACCACAGCGTCATGTGCTGCTTGATGTGCTCCACCGCGTTGGGCAGGAACGCCGGGGCGATAAACGGGTTGGCACCAAAGGATGGGTCCATGCCGAACATCAGGTGGCCTTGGATGTGCGCGATGTGGTCCTGCTGGATGTAGGCGTAGGCCGGGTGGCCCATGGACATGGCCGCGTTCTCGTCAGCCAGCGTGCGCTGCTCGGGCTCGGGGACGTTCTTGAGCAACTCGCTGACGTTGGGTATCTTGAGTTGCTTGAGGAACCGCTCCTCAACCGCCTTGGCGTCGTACAGATCGGCCTTGGCGTCCGCCCGGGATAGCACGGCCTGCATCTGCGCCATGCGCTGCGTCTCGGAGAAGATGTGCGGGTCGCTGACGGGGATGACGTCGGTGTTCTTCTCAAAGTCTTCCCGCTCGATTGCCAAGTCGGCGACCATGTCGCCCTTGCGCATCTCCTTGAAGTGCCACCGGTTGAGCCGGCACAGCACCTTGATCAACCGCGCCTGCGACTGGTGCAGCCGTGCGTGGATCGCCGAGTACACGGCGGCCCCCTGCTCGATCAGGGCCTGCGTGGTGCCCACGGGGCTGTTGGAGGTCACGTCAGCGATCTTCTCCTCGCTGGTGGTCACTACCCCCTTGGCGGCGCTGTCCAGCCAGCCCAGAAGCTGAAACAGCACCGCGCTTGGGGGGTTGAACGGCATGGGCATGGCAATCTTGCGGATGTCGTCCACGCCGGGTGCGCCCTCGATCTCGGCCACCTGCGTGACCTCGATCTGCTGGGTCTGGCCGCTGATCTTGGCCCCCTTGAGCTTGAGCATGGTTGCGGCGTTGTTGATGTGCGCGGAGTCCAGCAGCGCACGCAGGGCGCCCGTCAGGGCCGCGCTTAGGCCGCCGATGAGGTGCGGTAGGCCGATGGCGAACACGCCCCGCCACGGGATAAACTTGAACTCGATGATCCAATCGAGCTTGGTCATCGTCTCGTCGCCCTCCTCCCAGTTGCGGTACAGCCCGATGACCTCGTTGGACTGCTCGTCCACCATCATGATGTACGGGGCCATCTCGCCCTTGGAGTGCGTGTCCTCCTCTAGCTCCAGCCACGTGTAGATGTGGAACACCTTGCGCAGCCCGTCCTCGTTGTCTTGGAACTTGCGCCCCTCGATCTTGTCGTTGGCTTTCTGGGCGCGGGTCTGCTCGGGCTCTTGGCCGGAGGTGACGTGCGTTCCGTCCTTGTACATCCCGCTGGCAATGCGCCGGTCGTACTCCCACTCGGTGATCTCGTGGACCTCAGCGGCACGCTGGGCGGTGTAGAAGTTGCTGGCCGCAAACGGCAGGATCATCCGGTCAATGGGCAGGAACTCCAAGCATGGGCGTTTCTTCTGCTCGTCGTACCAGAGCTTCAGGTACTGGGAGCCGCCGAGGGGCAGTTGGGTGAGCATCTGCTCCTGCTCGTCGCGGAACTCCTCGATCTGCTCGGTGATCTGCCAGTTCAGGAAGTCGCGCTTGCGCTCGGCTCTTTCCTGCTTGAGGTCATCCACCTTACCAATGATCTTGGTGCGCACCGGGCCGTCCGGGGGGAATAGCTCCTTGATCGCCCGGGACGCAAAGTCCACGCAGCCCTCGGCCATGACCGGGTGTACCGCACGACTGGCACCAAGGAAGTTGGCCCCGCCGGGGGCGTCCTTGCCCAGACCCGTGCGCCGGATGCCCTCCTCGTACTGCTTGTCGCGCTCCTCGCGGGCGTTCTTGTCCTTCTCCAGCAGGCCGGTGTAGCGCAGGCCCATGGTGTTCAGGTCGTACGTGTCGAGCTGTTCGGCCATGTTGGCGTAGAAGTCCGGGGATTCCTCCGGGCCGGTGGTTTCCATGTTCACCACGGCAGAGCCGTCGGGCATCTCCATGACGTCGGAGATATCCTCGGAGAGGTCCACGTCAGCCGAGCCGTCTTCGTTCAACTCGGGATCGTTGTCGTCTTGGTTGTCGTAGGTGTCTGCCATTATTTTGCTTTCTTGGTAAGCAGTTCGTACTGCATCACATCCATGTTGGGTGATAGTGTAACTTTCTCTTTGATTGTTCCACGTGAAACATTGCCGCCATGGGCCAATACCTTGCGGGCCACGATGCCGTGCCCAACATCGCGTTCCTGTTCATACCGCACAGGATCAGATAGGGGGTACAAGTGCTTGGTGTTGCCGCCAATATCAAACGCTGATCCTTCGGGCACGTGGTGCTTGTCTTCCAGCGCCCGAAACTTTTGCTTGTTGACCACCGTGGGTTCACCGATAGTTACCTCGCCAATTGCTTTGGCCTTGCCCTCGCCCGTTCTGACAATAGCCACTCGCTTGCCCACGTAGGGCCGCAAAGTGTCACTGTTACGGGACTCAAAAGTCTTGTGGCCGTCCACAATCATGTCAGCATACTTGCGGTCTGACTTACGGTCTGAAGCCACATTAATGCCCATTACAGAGCCGCCCTTGGCCTTGTAGTTCACGTGCTCCTCGGCCATAAATTCTTCTGGCCCGACGGTGCCGCCTGCGGCAAAGCCAAAAGCCTTCTGGTTCATGGCTTTAGCACGCGGCAGGTCGGCTGCACCAGCGGCTTTGTTGATCTGCTCGACCTCTTTGTCGTGCAGGATGCGGTTAACTTTCATCGAGCCGCCGATCAGCCAATTCCCCAGCATGTTGGAGTTGGTTTTGTATCGGTAGTGCCCGCCCTTTGGCAACTGGTCAGTGATGTGCGCCTGACTGGCAATCAGCTTGCCTTGGTCGTTGTAGCCACGTTTGGTGGCCTCGGACTGCCAGTCCACGTCGTTGGGCATCTCCACCTCAGCCCAGATGTGGTTGGGGTTGCGCAAACGAGGGGCGTTCACCCATGACGGGTACGGGTGCTCCTTGCGGGCTATGGCTTTTGCGGCCTTGGTGTTGCCAAGCGTCGCCGCGTGCGCGTCGCGCATTGCCCTGACGCGCTGGGTTTCCGCCTTCTGTTCGTCATCCTTTTCACCGATGTGGGTGGCAACGGGAAGGTCGCCCGCGTGCCAGCCCGGGCGGTACGCCAAGTCGCCGATCTTAGATTTGACCTTCTTGGTGTTTACGGCGGACTTCTCGCCTTCCTTGGCCGTGATCCATTTGCCCATTTCCACCGGAGTATCGGCATCCACGAACAGCGGAAACAACTTACCCGGCTGCTTCTTGTCTACCCGAAACATCTTGTAGGCCTTGGTTGTTTCACGTGGAACGTCTTCCCCAACCGAGCCGCCCTTGGCATAAAGCGGTATGCCGTTTTTCAGCACGTCCTCGCGCATCTGGGGTGTGATGTCGAAGGCGTGCAGCGTTGTGACGCTATGGTCGTCCAGCTTTTGGTTGAATTCCGCAATTTGCTGCGGGGTCATACCGGTGAAAGGTACATGTGCTACCCCGAGCGCCTCAGCGGCGTCACCGCGTTGGGAGGGATGGCCCGGTAGCTTAACTTGCCCGACTTGGCTGCCGTATTTCTTGCCAAACTTGTTCAGGAACGCCGGCACCATCCTGTCGTAAAAGCCCTTCATGCCCTCGCCGCCAACCTCAAGGTTTTGGCCTTTTAACTCACGGTAGCCATGTTCATCGGGCTTTTGCGCTAACAACTTTTGAGCTCCTTCTTTGCCAATGTACTCAGGTAACTCGGCGTGTGGTATGTTGCGTTTTTCTACTATTTGACGACCCGTTGGATCAAAAGCAAACAAAATGCCACTGTCAGGATCATCAAGGTGCGTCATGTGCGTAATGCGGCCAACGTGCTTACTCAGCCCATACCGCTTGGCCTGCTCCGCGCCCGGGGTGATGGCGATCTGGTCGTAGCCCTTCTCGGCGGCGTGGTGGATCATCTTCTTGAGGGCCAGTTCGTGCCAGTCCTTCTTGAACGGGGCATCCGGCACGCCCTTTGACGCCAGTTGCTGGGTCTTGCGTAGCTCCTCGTCCGCCCGCATGACCTGCGGCATCAGGTCCATGATGCTGCGGTGGTAGCCCTGTAGCATCCGGTCGTGGAGGGCCTGCTCCTCCGGGTTGTCCGCAGCGGCCTTGCGTTCGTCCATGGCCGTCGCGTTTTCCTTGGCATCCTGTAGCTTGCGCTGGAGGATGCTGTGCCTGATCTCTGCGGCTGCCAGCGTCTTGTCCATATCCACGCCCTTGGGGTGGTAGCCCTTCTCCCGGCCCTGCTGGTGCCAGTCCGACTGGATTTCCTCGAGGTGCAAAATCTTCTCACCATTGGGTCCGACCCGGTCCTTGGCACGGATACTAGCCAGCACGTTGGGCGCCCCACCGAAGTGCGCCTCGACGCCGGAGAAACCGCCCTTAGGGTGCTGGAGCAGGATTTCCCGGTAGTTGGTGCCGCCCGGTAGGGTGTAGTCCTCGTGGTGCGGTTCTGTGTCTGGTACTACGTTTAAGCCACGGTTTTTTAGGATGCTTTTGGCAAACGTATTTTCCTCCGGCATGGCCGCCGGCTTGGCCTTGAGCTTCTCTATAAACGCCGCCCGCTCCATCTTAGGCAGCGCCATGAGCGCCTGCAGGTCACGGTCCTCGGCCTCCTGCGGCTTGTACCCGGGCCTCTTGGATAGCTCGGCCATGTACTCCGCCCCGGTGCCACGCGGACGCGTAGACTGCTCCATGAGCCTGTCGATGGGGGAGTAGAAGCCTTTCATAGCTTGCGTTCCGTCAGCTTGATGTGGCTCCCAACGGTGCCACCACGGGCCAACTTACCAACGATTGCGGACTCGGGGATCACGCTCTCGTGCCAGTCGTCCGGGCCGTTTTCCATGCGCACCTTGTACCCGGGCTCGTACGGCGTGCGCTTGGTCTTGCCGGTTGCCGGGTCCTTGATGGGCTTACCGTTAAAGGGGTCACCCTCCCGCATGGGGTTATTGCCGTACAAAGACCGGCTCAAAATCGTGTAGGGGGGCTTGTTTTTCTTTGCCGACCACTCGGTAAACACGTGGTGCCCCTTGTCGTACTTGTACGGCAGGGATTCCACCATGTCTTGCATTTGGGCCGCCTTTTCGCGCACGCGGTCGCCAAGCGATGTGTGGAAGTCGTTTACCGTGGTCAGCGCCTTGTTTGCCACCACCGGTGCCTTCATGCCCGCCGACTTCGCAGCGTTGGCGATGGCCCTGCGCATGTCCTCCACGCTGCCGCCGTCCGCCATGCGCGGCATCGGCGCCCCGGGCCGCACGGGCGCCGGGTTGGGCCGCATGGCCTGCAGGGCCTGCCCTTGGGGGGTCATGCTCAGGATGTTGCTCTGCGGTCCCTGTGGGCCCCGTAGCAGCGGCGATGGGGCGTTGAGCGGGCCACCGGGTGGCGGTGCCCCGGGCGGGCCGGGGGGTAGGCCGCCTGCTGGCGCTGGTGGCTGGCCGGGAGCCCCGGGTGGGCCGCCCGCTTGTGGCGGTTGGCCGGGTGGTTGCCCGGGAACTCCCGGCAGCATCTGCTGGCCGGGGTTTTCTGGCTGGAAGTCGACGCCGCCCACGGGGAAGCCCGGTCCACCAGACGGCGGTGCGTAGGCCTTGACCTTCATGTTAGGCGCCTCGTTGGCACCGATGTCCTTGAGGCTGACGTTGCCTTTACGCAACATAACGCGAGCCAGCATCTCGTCTTGGCTGGGCTCTTCGGCCTTGACCTTGCCACCTTCGGCCATGCGCCGTGGCTCTGGTTTCTGGAAGGCGTTGTGCTGGCCCGCCATCGACGCAATGTGTTTGGCACCTGCCAAGTAGGGCCGGTGGCCGATCTCGTCCACTTCCTCAGGGTCATGCCGGTGCGCAAGGCGGTGCTGGGCGGCAAAGCTCTGCTCAGGGAAGGCCATGTGCTCGTCGAACTCTTCGTTGTTGTTGTTGTTGCCCACCGACCCGCCGGTAGCCAAGCGCTTGACGAAATTGATGGGCTGGGGCGTCACGTATTCCTTGCCCTTGCTCGCGATTTGCTCCTGCGGCGTGTCAATCTGGTACTCGCCGTTGTTCTGCTTGGCATGCTCGATGTGGTGCTCGCCCACGTGGTGGGTGAACGATGTCTGGTGACCGACGTTGCTGGTGGACTCGGTAGGCGTGGTCATAACTATGGCGCCCGCCACCTTACCGTTCTTGGTCTTAAACCGGTTCTTGGGCAGGAACTCGTCGTCCTTGAACCGCGAATCGGTTGGGATCATGTGCTCGACATTTTCCATTTTGCCGGTGCTTTTGTTCTTCTTGCGCTCGGGCACGTTCACCAGCCGGGGGTGCAGAATGTGCTGCTTTTGGTAGTCGTATCGCAGGCCTTCGTGCGTCTCGTGGCCGTAGTGCGCCTTGTCGGGCGTGGTGGGTTTGTTGCCCGGGGCGTAGTGCCCTTCTGGGCCTTCCTCGCGCTCGTCCTTGTCCAACTCGTTTGGTGCGCGTCCGGTGGACCAGTACTTGGCGTGCGTGATGGCGCCTTGCATCTTCTTGTCGAACGGTGAGTGCCGCTTGACGTCGGTCACCATGTACGAGTTCTTGGGCGGCGTCTTCTCGCCCTCGTCATTGACAAAGTCCTTGCCGCTGGCTGCCGCCGCCGTGACGGTGCGGCTAATGCGCTGCTTGTCGCGGTCGATGTTTTCCTGCACCGACGCGCCCTTCTTGACCTTGGGTCCGATGTTGGAGTGCGTCACGTAGTACCCGTTGGCCGGGTCGTGCATCTCATTGGTCTTGCCGTAGGAGTTTGCCGTGATGGGCGGCTTGCCCTCCAGCGCCCGTTGCTTGTTCAGGTGCTTGATGACGTGCCGGGAGGACACGTCCGTCTCGTCCACCACGTTGGGGCGGAACAGCAGCCGCTTGTTGCTCCTGTCCGCCAGTCGGGCGGCATTGCGCAGCGAGCCGGTGTGGGCCAGAATCCAGTCTTGCGTCATGGCCGGGTCGTGCTTGGCCTGCTCGTGGCTTGCGCGGCGCACGGAGGCTGCCGGGTACTGGGACTCGGCGTTGGGGGCAAAGCAAGTGCCCTTCATAGTGTCCACCACGCCGTTCTCTGTTCCGCCGCCGCAGCCAGCGGTCTGGCCGGGGCAGGTGTTGATGACGTGGTACTTCTGATCCTTGCCTTCGCCCGATGAGTACAGCGCGTGGCCTGCGACGCCCTTGGACGCAAAGCCGATGTACGTGCGCCCCTTCTCGTCGTGCTCGTGGTTGACGGTGTCGAGCTTCTCGCTCTTGTCCAGCGTGTTGGCTGTTTTCCCAATGTGCTGGGCCGCACGCAAGCGCCCCAGCGCCGCGTCTTCAACGGCCATCTGCTCGTTCAGGGGTTTCTGAAAATGCTCGTCCAGCGTGTTCTTGTGGATGCGCCCCGCTTGCCCGATGTTGAGCGGTGGCCGGTTTTCGGACCCGTAGACTTTTGCACGCGCCTTGTCTATGGATTTCATGCCATACACGCCGGACATCACGCCCGCCTTGTTGAGCTTGCGGCTGCCTTCGAGCATGTGCCGGGGAACTTTTATGCCGGTAATCCCGCCGGAGCCAACGGCATTCACCAGTACACGGGTTGGGCTTCCGACGTCCTCTTTTTCGGCCAGTTCCTGCTTCATCTGCTCTACGGTTGGTTCCATGGCGTGTCCCGGTGGTTTCCTGCATTTTATACCGCGTAGGGGTTCTCGGCCTTGCGCGGGTTGGCGTCGGCGTAGTCGTCCTCGTCCACCCACTCTCTGGGGAAGTCGATGGTCAGCCAGCCCGCGTCGCGCAAGTATCGCAGGGCTTGGCTCATGGCGTCAACAAAGTCGTCGTGCTCGCTGCCGTCGGGGAAGCTGCATATCTGGCTGACCATGCCCTCCGCCCAGTCCCGCACGTAGCCCTTGCGGTTGCTGGACTCGGGTATCCAGACCCGGCCCGCCTTGATGATGTTCGCCACGATAGACAGCCGCTGGACCTTGTCGGCCTTGCCCGGGTTGTACGGGATCACGGGCACGCCGGCCCTGCGCAGGTCTTGGATCAGGCTGATGCCCGCGCTCTTGTCCTCCACCAGCAGCAGGTCGACGCGCTTCTTGTTCTTGCCCTCGCCGTAGACGACCTCGTACTCGTCAAGGACCTTGGGCCGCAGGTCCGGGTACTGCAGGTGCTCCTGCCAGCAGTCGATCACCAGCGCACACATGCCGCCGTCCTCGGGCTTATACACGCCCAGCGTGATGTGCGCCGTGGGGTCGTTGATCGTCTTCTCGCTGGTCGCGCAGTCCAGCGACTGCAGCACGAACTCGAACTTCGGGAGCGGCTTACCCGCCGGCCAGAGCTTGAACCACTCGCGCCGGACGATGCCGCCCTCCTCCGGGTCAATAATTTCGGCGTGGATTTCCTGTCGGCCCAGCTTGGTGCCCTCGTACTGCAATATCTGCTTCTGGAAGCTGGGCGCCAAGTTCTTGATGTTGCTGTAGGTGCTGGCCCTGCTGACCACCACGTCGTCGCCCTCACGCGAGATCAGGTCCATGACCACCGGCTTGGGCTTTGGCGTGGTGGAGGCGATCAGCTTGGTGCGCTGGCCCAGCCGGATGCCGAACTGGATCATGTCCCACGACTCCTGCAGGTACTCCCACGCCGCCAACTCGTCGCACCACCCGCCGTGGAACTGTGGGCCCCGGAAGCGCTCGGGCTCGCTTGCCGGGATGCCCTTGATTAGTGACCCGTTGGTCAGTGTGAGTTCGTGCAGGCTCTTGTTGTAGTCCGCCACCAGCGACGGTGGGATCACCGACAGCAGGCCGGAGTCGCCCTCAAAGCACGTGCCCCGCAAGTCGGCGCTGGTGGGGGCTGAGACGAGCCAGCGGGTGTTGGGCTGCTCCCACGCCCACCAGCCGAGGTTCTCGGCGGCTGCCCGGGTCTTGCCGGCGCCACGGCCTGCGCACATGAGCCAGATCGACCACTTGTTAGTTAGTGGCTCTAGCTGGTGCTTGTGGGCCGCCATGAGCCACCGGGCTCTCCACTCAAAGGCTGCTCGCTGCTCAGGCTTGAGTCGTGCGTACTGGTCGCGGACCTTGGGGTCCTTGAGCAGTTCGGCGGCTGCGTTACTCACCGGCTGCGCGGGTCAGGGCCATGTTCTTGAGCACCTCGTCGAACACGCCGAACGACACCTCGACGGCCAGCGGTGCGTCCTCGTCGCCGGCCACCACCGTGCGGTCGCCGTACTTCTTGGGGTTCCATTTGGACAACAGCTTGAGCCGGGTTTCAATTTGCATCTTGCGCCACTGGATGCTGCCTGCGTCGTAGCGCTTGTTGCCCACCTCGTCGAACACGGCCAGCGGCTCAGTATCCGCAAGCGCTGCGCACTCCTCGGCGATGGCCTCGTGGCCTATAACGCGTGCGTGCGCGATCCGTGCCTTGAAGTCGGCGTCGTCCTCAATCCAGTCGTACAGGGCTCCAAACTGTGGCATTCCCTTCTGCCTGCAGAACTCGCGCAGCGTCTTGCCCTGCGATATCCACGTGATCAGATCGCCCTTGATCTGCTCCTTGTTTGGGTAGGGACTGATGCCCGGTGGGCGTCCCATCTTCTTCCCCGTTTTACTCGTTGCCATTGAAAAACCCTCCAAGCGCATCTCTCAGCGCGTTGGAGGGTAGTTTAACGGGTTTGGCTTACTTGCTCAACTTCAGTTGCCGCTCGCGCAGGGCGTCGATCTCCGCCCACAGCTTGGCGAGCTGGTTTACCTGATCAAGTATTTGGGCCATTTTCACGAACTGTGATGGACGGTACTTTGTAAGGTTTCCAGAATCACCATGATGCACTGTTACCCAACCCTGCTTAACACTTACGCGACGATCACGCCCAATGGCTTTCATCGCTTGCTCGTAACGCACTGCCCATTGGACTGCATGGGCTGCTGTAACTTTATTCATCTTCATTCTCCGGTGTGTTGGTGTGTAGGAGGGGGCCGTGGCCCCCGGTGGATTAGTAGATTGCGTAGCCGAGTTTGGCGTTGATGGCGATACCTTCATCTTCGGCGTGAACTGCAATCACTTGGCAGCAGGCATTGAAGAAGGTGTACCAAAAGAACACGGTGCCTTCAACAATTTTGTTGGAGAAATTTTCAGAAGCTACATTGCCGTCTTCAAGACGTTGCAAGCCAAGGGTGTTCAGGTCGTTGATAAGCTTGTTGTAGGCCGCTTTGCAGAAGTCTTCCTTAGCGCTCAACAGGGCGATGGCGGCGTCGATGACCTTGCACTCATCCGTTCCGTAAGCAACGTCGGCCTTTTCGTAGAGGGAGGCGAAAGTTGTCTCGGGGGCGTTCCACTCAAGGTCCGCCACCATTTTGCGTGCTGCTTTTGTAATTTGCGTTTTGGTCATTTTCATTCTCCAGTGTGTGTTGGTGTGACTGAAGTATAACAAGGATTTCGTTGTGAAACCCTTGTTCTGAAAAATAATCGTAGGTGTTTACCCTTGCCTACTCCAGCAGTTCCGCGCTCATTTCCCGGCCCACGTGGCCGTCGAGCCTGTCGAACACCTGCCGGCAGGCGTCAGCACTGTCGGTGGCCTCCACGTCGTCGTACCACGTGCCGTCAATGTAGACCTCGTAGATCATGCCGCCACCTCTTCGGCCAGCACGGCCTGCAGGCCCGCCAACAGCTTCTGGGCCTCCGCCCGGGTCATAGCCACGCAGCTTGTGCCGTGCATCGTCGACAGGTGCAGCCACGCACCGCCGTCGTCCCATGAGTCGACGCTGACCCTTACGCCGTCTTCCGTCTTGATGATTGTTTCCATGCTGTTCTCCTGTGTGGGTGTGTAGGAGGGGGCCGAAGCCCCCGGGGGTTTACTTCACCAAATGGTTGGTGTACTTGCTCCAGTGACCATCAACGGTCTTGTACTTCTTGATGAACGCCTTGAGCATCCTGATGTCCTTCAGGGCGACCTTTTGGCCTACGCCTACATGGTCTACCCTCATGTCGTTGTTAATGTGGCCTTCCTCAAAGTAGGTCGAGAGGCGGTACTCTGCCTCGCTGACAATTTCATCATCTGTGTAATCCTCTGGTTCTTTTTTGTCGTCAGCGCAAATGCATTCAAAAGCGAATTGCATTTCGGGGATAGCCGTTGCGGCTTTTACGATTGCTCTCATGCTGTTCTCCGGTGTGTGTGTGTTGGCCGGAATTAACCAACAACTCAACTGTAACACGAAGTTAGAGTTCGTGTATAGGTACTTTCCCTAATGCGCCGTGGCTTTGACCCACCGGCCCCGGATTGCGTCGCCCAGCTTCTCGATCTCCACGCAGTTGTCCGCCATGCACGCGCAGGCCTCGTTCTCGATGGCGATCGCGTGCTTAGTCGTCTGGATCGCCACCGTCATCATCTCCGCCTTAGCGATAGCCAGCGCCTCGTCGAACTCCTGTTGCGTGAAAAACTTCACGTGGTTTGCGGTGCCCAGCAGTTGCCGAGCCAGTGTGGATAGTTCTGGTTTGCTCATGTCTTACTCCTGTGAATTGCCCATGACACGGGCTTCCATGACCTTGTTGGCCTTGCGCAGCTTGATGTTCTCGTCTTTCAACTCGGCCACCTTGCCGGTGAGGTAGGTCAGACGGGCCTCGGCCTGCTTGATCCAGTCCGCCACCTCCGCAGGCATCCTGTACTCCGCCACGGGCTCCGTGGAGGCCGGAATGGCCGTTTTAAGCCGTTTTGCGGCTGGCTTGGGGGTAGAGGTGCTCATTGCACCCCCAGCCTGTCCAAGGCGTCCGACAACTCGGCCTCAGCGGTTTCGAGGGCGGTTTCGAGGGCCGCCTCCATGGCGTCGAGTTCTTCCTCCATGGCGTCGCGCTCCTCTTGGGCCGCGAGTATTGCACCCAGCAACGCCGCGTTTGGGTCCCCCTTGATGTAGGCAATGCGCTCCTGCTCCTCGATTGTCAGCGTGATGTTCATGTCCTGCTCCGGTTGTGGGGGCCGAAGCCCCCGGGTTGATTACGCGAAAGAGTGCTCGTAGCGGGCCGCGAACTCGTCCGTGGCCTTGTCCAGCTTCAAAGCCGCCATGGTGTCCGCCAGCGTCCACAGGGCCTTGTTCAGCTTCACATTCTCCGTGACGCCGCCCACCGCCCGGGTGGTGGTGCGCCGTCCGGTGCTGGAGCGGCCTGACACGCCGCCCTTGAGCATATTCTCCTGAACCCGGTTGTAGACCGTCCACAGGTCGTTCTGCTGGTCCTCCCAGCGATGCGCACGCAGCACGCTGCTGGGCACCACGGGGGCGTCGTCACCCCAGCGGACCTGCAGCGCGGAGGTGGCGAACGCCATCTGCTCGTCACGCGACAGCGTGATGCCCTTGTACTCGCCGATGCGGCTGCCGATCTGCTTCGCGTCTTCGAGCACCCGGGTGGCGCCCTCGATGACGTCGTCCACCACGTGGCCGCTGTGACGCACCCGGATGTTGTTGAACATGTCCCCGGCGATCAGGCCGTTGCTGCACACGAACCGGAACACGCCGGACATGATCTGGTAGCTCGACGATCCGTCGTGGCTGTTCAGCAGGATGATCTCGGGCACCTCAGTGTCGGTGACGATCTGGCTCTGATGACGCATGCGCACCATGTGCTTGGTGTGCTCACGCTTGCCGGCGTCGCGCACCTTGGTCTGCCGAATCTCGTAGGGCTCGAAGCCCTCGCCGCGCAGGGCGTCGATCACTTGGATGGTCGGGATGAAAGCGTAGCGGTCGCCACGGCTCTCGTGGGCCTCGGCTGCCATCACGCTGGGGGCGTGGAAGGCGATCTGGCCGTTGGTCAGGGGGTAGTTCGAGCGGAACTCGGACTGCTTGGAGGAGGATGCGTAACGAAACATGATGAGGTCTTTCTAAAGATGCCCCCGAAGGGGCGGGGGGTTTAGCGGGAGGTAACGCGGACAGAGACGCTGACGGTGTTCTTGGTGTAGCCGTCGTACACCTCGGCACCGTTCTGCTTGACGAAGAACTCCTTGTCAAAGATTTTGCGATCGCAGTCGACGATGGTGGCCTTGAAGAACGAGCCCTCGATATTTGCACCAGCCAGTTTGACCGCGTCCTTGATCGCGTCAGCTTCTGACGTCAGGTCCGCGATCTGTGCCAGCAGCATGCCCAGACGATCCACGCTACCTTCGTTCAACTCAACCACCAATTTTGCTTTTGCCATGATCAACTCCGTTTGTGTGTTTAGGATGTACCGCAGTGTTTGCTGCGATGGATGAAGTGTACAACAGTTTTATTGTTTTATCTGCTTTCTGCAAAATATTTCTAATTTATTTTTATCTGTTGTTTTCTTCACAATCTTCGCTTCAACCGTTGCTTCAAGCTTCACCCCCTAAAGGGGGATGAAGCGAATGAAGCAGAAGCACGTGCTTCTGAAGCCTTCTGAAGCAGTTTGAAGCATTTGAAGCACGCTATTTATTGCAAATACGCAAAACACTACAGAGTCTTTCCTGACGGCAAACTGACAACCCCCGCCTCGTTTTGGGCCAAGAAACCACTCGAAATGAGCCCCTTGAGGTCCCTTACGGCGTTCGTTTTGCGCTGATCGCGCTTGGTTTCATCGCCCCGTGGGTACAGCGGCCAGACCACTGAGACGATCTCGTTGAAGGTCACGCCGGCCCCGGCCACGTCGATCAGTCCCACCGCCTGCTCCATGATCACGCGCTGGTTGCCCCCGCTTGGCCCCGCCGCCACGGCCACACTGGCTCTGGTGCTGTCGGTGCTGGTGATGATGCAGGTCGTCTCGTTGTCGCCGTCGTCGTCCAGCCCCACCACGATGCCCTGCAGCCGGAAGCCGTACTCGTCCCCGTCGGCCCCGCCCTTCATCTTGGTGACGGTGGCGACGCGGTCCTCATCCGCCCGGATGATCTCAAGCTCGAAGTCGGCGGCAGCGCGTAGCCCGGACCAGCCCCGGGCGCCCCGGGACTCATCCTTGCCGCTGTGGTGGATCAGGATGACCATGGCGCCCGTCAGCCGGGTGATCTCTCGGCAGTACGCCAGCACCTTACCCATGTCCTCGCCGCTGTTCTCATTGCCCCCGGCCATGACCTGTGCCAGCGTGTCCACCACCACCACGTCGAACTTGCCCTTGGCCCGCATCTGCTTGATCACCGCCTTGATGTCCACGTCTTCCAAGAAGTTGGGCGCCTGATCAATGAACTCCATGGGCAGTTCGGTGGACGGGATGCCTTGGTGCATGCAGTAGGCCTGCACGCGCTTGCGCATGTCTTCCTGCCCCTCTGCGGCGATCCAGCACACCCGGGCACCCTTCACCTTCAGGTCCCGCCACGCGACCGCCCGGGCGACCGCCGCCATGAGATCGAGCACGAAGAACGACTTGCCCGAGCCCGAGGCGCCGTAGATCACGCCCAAGCTGGCGTTGGGGATCAGGCCCTTGACGATCCAGCTTGACTTCTGGCGGACAATAAACTCGGTGGTGTCCTTGAGCCGAAATCGCTCCTCACGGGCCGCCGTTACCTCCCGCACGCTCTTGTCTGCCTGCAGCAGCTCGGGGCTCTGGGAGATGTCGTCGAACCCGGCCAGCATGCCGGCCCGGGTAGTGGCCTTCGGGCGGGCCTTCTGGCAGTGCTCGACCCACAGGTACTGCAGCGCCCGGTCGGGGTCTTGGTTGCGGTGGGCGAGCGCCACGTCGAAGGCATGGTCGTTGCAGGCAAGGATGGAGAGCACGGTGGCGTCGTCCAGCCCCGCGCTGTACAACTGGACCCCGCACATGTGCAGGGTGCCCGAGCGGTCGCTGGCGGCCTCAGGGCCGTGCAGCAAAAACTCGCGGGCCATCGGGGAGATGTCGAGGGCATCGATGTCGGGCAGCAGCACATCGGGGATGAGTTCGGGCATCTCCAACGCGATGACGTTGGCCGCCGGGATGTTGGACTTGCGCAGGCTCGTGAACAGGGCCTGCAGCACCGCCGGCTGGGCCTGCACCATGGGCCGCACGCGCTTGGTGTCGCCCGTGATGGTCAGGAAGCGGGGGGAGTGGCCGGAGTAGACCTCGATGCCCACCTCGTGGTTGTTCCAATCCGTCTCAAAGCTGCCGTGGGCGAGGATGCGCAGCCCGTGGCCGCTTGGGCTGATCTCGGTGTAGCTGCCCATCGACTCGATGATCTCGCGTGCCCACGGGGCGATCTGGCCGTTGTCTTGGCGGCAGTTGTCGAGGTCGATGCCCACCACGTCCTTGACGCCGGTCAGCACAAAGCCCAAGCCCGCGTACCGGGTCGGGTTCAGCGCCAGCGTGGCGGCTGCCGACTCGTAGTCGCCCCAATCGGCGACCTTCTTGGTGGACAGCCCGTAGTGGCGGGCATCAAAGGGTATCTTGTCGTACTTCTGTCGGCTGTCGTTCCAGATCGCCTTCCAGACGGCCCAGCGGCGCATGGCCTTGAGCTCTGGTGGGATGTTGGCGCCATTGAAGACCCGCCCGATGGGAGGGAGGTCTGGTGTCGTTTGTGTCATGTGACTACCCGTGTGCTACCCAGAAAAGGAACGACGGCGGGCGTGGGTAAGGCGCGTTCATGTATGGGATCAGCACACACTAGCCGGGTTCTCGGGCAGTGTACCCTAGATGCCGTCGGTCAGCATTTCCACGATGCGTGGGTCCAGCAGCAGGGCTCGGCTGACCCCCGTAGCCTGCTCGATGGCGATCGCGCTCGATGGGGGCACGTAGCCCCTGCGCAGCCACGTCGAGATGTTCTGCTGGGTGCAGCCCAGCGCGGAGGCCAGCTTGGCCTGCGAGCCGATGGCGCGGATGGCTTGGTCGATGCCGGTGAGGTCACTCATGTCAGGTCCTTTGGATGTGGGCAATTATCTGGCACGGGGACCGAGCACCAGACGGCTTGGTAGGGGAAGGCGCCCCGGGGCGGCTGCCACCGGTCGATGTAGACGTCGGGCATCTTGGCGACCGCCCGGTGGGCGTACCGGTAGGGCACCCCAGCGAAGTGAGCAATCTCGTTCAGGGTCAGGCCGTCCGAATGTATGCGCAGGGTGCTGCGCACGAGGAGTTCAGTCTTCATGGCTTCTCTTCAACGGCAGCCTCTGCCAACAGCGAGTCGTACTTGTCTCGCAAATCGTTGATGCAGTCTTGCAGCATGTCCAGCCGCACCACGACGTGCGCGTCGTCGAATGCTTTGCTGTACTTGACGCTGCCTTCGCCCTTGGTGTCGCTCCAATGTAGATCAATCAGTTTCATGGTCGTTTCCTCTGTGGCGTTGGTGTTTAGTCGGTACTTTATCTCGCGCTCGATGCGCTCGAACTCGTCGTCTTCAGTGAGCATGTGTTCTCCTTCGGGTATGGTTGCTGTTTGTATTTCAAAGCTGCCAGCAATTCAACCTTTCTGTGGCCTTTCGCGTTAATAAAAACATACCTGTGCTTCCTAGTTCTTTTCCCCACAATAAGTCTGTCGCCATACTTTTCTTTCAATTCTGTAATCGTCAAATTGTCGCCGCGAGATTGAAAAGTTTGCTTCACTAAGCCCTCCACAGTTCGCGTAGTCCCTTGTGCGGAAAGTCCGGTATAAATCCAGTTTGTCGCTTGGTATACAACCCCCAGATGTTGTTGACCACTATCGGCGTAAGACACAACGATTTCTTTGCCGCACTTCTTAAGAGTATTCCCAATAAGGAAACTCTCCCCGTTGCGCGGCACAGAGTCACAAACCCAAAGCCGGGTGAGTTCTACCACGTTAAAAGAGTTTTCAACTCCTGCGATACTTGTTTTCAGTGTTGAACTACTTGGTGTTCCGTAGCAAATAACCCCCTTGAGTTCCTTGCTTAAAAACAACCCGAACGCCACGCTACAAGGCGCTTTTCTGTGCAGGTAGTGCTCCCGCACAATCAAGTCCATTGCGGTGCGGTAGTCTATCTGGCGTATTATGTAATTCTCAAGTGCCATTGTTCTTCTCCTTTAGTTTGGCGTCATCAAAATCAAACCACTCATATATTTCAGTAAGCACTTCATTAACGATTGACTGATTAATGTCCGATTCACTTGGCGCACTGTCGTGCTTGTATGCTCTTTTGTGCCCCAAAACTACTCCGTCAAGGATGCACTTTTCAAGTAGTTGTGTAAATTTTGGTGTCATTTGTTGCGCTCCTTTAGTTTGGCTTGACAAGCCAGCAACATTAACTCAGGTCGCATTTGCCAACGATCATCACAAAGTATTTCAGCAATTTCCTTATTCGTCAGCCCTACCCATGTGCGCTGTGCTGCGGGTGGGGTGGTGTAAACGGGAGTAATTGCCATACCATCTTTACGCTTGGAGAGCGCGGTTTTGACGTATGCAGTTGGGCCTCGCTTGTCGCTGGAAAGCCAATCAATTGCTCTTTGCTCAACCCACGCCACAGGCTCCTGCTCTGGCTGTGCTACTGGCAATGCCTTCGTACCCACGCAGTCTTTGTAATGACACGCATCACCATCTTGGCAGGGGCATCGCGGGTCTTTTCCTATGCACGGCTCCTGCTCTGGCTGCATCTCCGCTTTTGCAGCTTCGTAGCCCATTTTCCACGCCGTCTGTGTAGCGTGGATTGAAACAGCAGAAAACGGCTCGGCTTGCTGCTCTGGCTGTGCTTTCTTGCCGTTTTCAAAACCGATCTCGTATGCAATCTTCAGAGCCGCTTCGTAGTCTGCGATGTAGCCTTGTGCATCGTCATCGTTCATCTTGGCCTGCGCGGCTTGTCTTAAGTCAGTCATGATTGCTCCTTGATGTCGGCTTTAGTTGTTTGACGGACTGCAATTGCTTTACCCTGCCAGACAGCCAAAGCGTCTTTAAGCCGAGTTTTCCAAAAAGGCCAACCGGGGTGCGGCAGTGCAGGCTCCCAGTGCTTGCCGTCTGGCGATGACTGCGCCGGACTGGTCATTAAATCTTTCACTGTGATCATGGTTTCTCCTTGATGCCGTGGGCGGCTTCGGCACTTAGCCAGCCGTCATAAAACGCCCCGCGCTCAGACACCGCTGTGTATGGGCATCGAGTTTTCATTTCATCCGTCAGCGGCTGGCGCTGTGCTGCCTTGCCATCGGCAAACCCGCGCTGGTACACAATCAGCAGCGTGTCGGCATAGACCTGCGTGTCGTCGTCATCGTTTAACCTCTCCCGTTCTGTTTGGCGCTGCTTTGCGATAAACGCTTGCATCTCCTCCCGCACCTTGGCCTGCGCCATCTGGCGCTTTGAATCAAATCCTGTCATGTGTTTCCCCTTGCTCTGATGGCTGCGGCGCATTCAGTTGCGCCCATATAAACGGTTTCCGCGCAATCGTCTGTAATCTGTATTTCGTCTATTGGCGTTTCGCACAACTTCGCGCATTCCTCGCGTTCTGCCTCGGCGCAGGCTTTGCCCCATGCCAACATTTGTTCGGTGGTGTAGCGCCCTAGTTCAGGTAGTTTCATAGCACATACCCCACAACAAAGCCAATCACCAAGATCACACACACGACAGCAATGGCAACGGCAGTGTCGCCCCAGCCCCACGCAAACAGGTCTTCTACTTCATCGTCTTTCATTTCAATTCTCCTTTGGCTATTGCTGCACGGGCTTGTTCCCAAATGCTGCTCTTGATGTAATCTGGTGCATCTGCTTCAACCAACGCCTTCAACGCCACCAGCAGTTCCTGATTGCTCTCATGGAGTCGGCGCAGTTCGGCGGCGGCTGAGTCGCCTAGTATTGCGCCAACTTTTTCTGTTTCCAGACAGTCAGCCAACCGCAAGGCTTCTGGTTGTGTCATGCTTCCCTCTCTTTCAGCATTGCGTCTGCGTACCGATACCGTGCTATCTCTCGGGTGTACATACCGGGTTCGTGATAGATCATTTTGCCGTTGCCTGTTTCTTTTACTTTCGCAACCATCGCACCCATTGGCTGCCAATACTTGATGTCTTCTTCGCTGGCATGGGTTGCGAAATAGTCGCGCAGGGTCATGCCTGATTCATGGGTAGTAGTAACGCCGTGCCCGTGGTCTAGGATGTTGCGCGGAAACGCTGGGCCTCCTGTGTTGTTCATTCCCATGCTCCTTCGCCAAATTCGTTTACATGTTCAAGTGCAAAGATCATTAGCTGTTTGACCACGCCCGGTGTAATCTTTCCGGCTGAACCTTCTCCGTCAACAAACCTGATCCAATCACCATAGACCTGCATCTTGCGTATGTCGCCGGGGTCAATTTCTGCCCCATCTGAGTTGATGTTCATTTGCTTCTCCCAATAATGTTAGCTGGATGTATCAGCCATTTGGTTCCAAGGAAGCGCACGGACTTGACCCATGCGCGTTGGTTGTGGCGGTCAATGCTACGCATGCCGCTGTTGAAGTGCTTACGCACCCTTGTGAGCATATTGATCTTCATGCGGCTGCCTTCGCTGCCGCTTCGCGCTCGGCCTTCTTCTTGGCGTAGTGTGCCCGGGCGTAGACCCGTGCCTTCTCCCTGACCGTCTCGGTCCTGTACGGCTTGCGCTTCGTGGTCCTCGGCTTAGGCTCCACCGTTGACTGCAGCGACGTGAGCCACTGCGCTTGAAACTCGACAATTTTCTTTAAGTTGTCGATGTCCGCCAGCGCTTTCTTCAGCAGGACCTGTGTGTGGATGTGATCCATGTCCATCTTGTCCACGCGCTTGAAAAGGTTCCAGTTCATGTGTATGCCCTCGTAAGTTACCAGCAGCGACGTTGCTGCCGGAGTGAATCATACAACGACTTTTTGTACTCTACAATACTTTTTTCGTAAAAAGATGCACATGGGCCCAAAAATGGGTATGATCAGGCCCAGCGACAACAATTCCGTTGTCGTTTTAACGGAGATACACACATGAGTCTGGAAGACAAGATCGGGGAGCTGACCGCAGCGGTCAACGCCCTCACCGCCGCAATGGCGCATCCTTACCCCACCCTCGCGGACATTGACGCCAAGTACGCCGCTAAGGGCATCGTGGTGACCCATACGTCGGCACCAGCCGAGGTAGCGCCCCCAAAGCCTGCGGCTACCCCGCCTGCAGCCGTGACCGAGCCTGCGAAGCCCGCGCCTGCTACGGTACCCCCTTCTGACGCCATCGAGTACGCGGCGGTGGCGAAGGCCATCACGGACGTCTTCAAGGTCGACCGGGCCAAGGTGATCGAGGTGCTGGCGAAGTTCGGCGCGGCCAAGGGCCCGCAACTCAAGCCCGCCGATTACGCGGCCTTCCTGAAGGAGTTGGCGGCATGACCATCGTGAACATCAACCTGATCGACTCCACCGCCATCGAGGGCGTCGTGGACGTGAACTGGGTCACCGAGGGGCCCGAGCCCACGCCCGCCACGGCGCTGGCCGCCCGGGTGCTGGACTTCGTGCGTGAACTGAGCGCGGCCAACCCCGTGCCGGCCCAGCCCGACATCGTCGACGTGGAGCCCAAGCCATGAGCGGACACGCCAAGCTGTCCCCCAGCAGCGCGGTGCGGTGGATGACCTGCCCGGGCAGCGTGGCGCTGTCCGAGGGCATCGAGGACAAGTCGTCCAGCAACGCCGACGAGGGCAGCATGATGCACGCCATCGCGGCCAAGTGCCTTGAGACGGGCACCGACGCCATCGACTACGTGGGCACCACCGACAAGGAGACGGGCCTGACCCTGCAGGTCAAGCAGGCCCCGGACGTCCAGTTCTACGTGGACCACGTCCGGGACATCGTCATGGCGACCAACGGCGAACTGCGGATTGAGCAGCGGCTGCCCATCGGGTGGATGACCGGCGAGGCGGACGCGCACGGCACGGCGGACGCCGTCATCGTGGCACCCGACGAGTTGATCATCGTGGACGCCAAGTTCGGGTTCAAGGAGGTGGACGCCGAGCGTAACCCGCAGTTGCTGATCTACGCGGCGGCGGCCTTTGATGAGCTGAAGGTGGCCTACGACTTTGAGCGCATCCGAGTGGTGATCAGCCAGCCCCGGCTGGGCGCGAAGCCGGAGTACACCTGCACGGTGGACGAGTTGCACGATTTTGTCGGCAACGTGGTAGCGGCGTCGGAGGCGGTAGGCTTCGCGCCGGAGAAGCTGGTGCCGTCCCCCAAGGGCTGCCAGTGGTGCCGTGCCAAGGCCATCTGCCCCGCCCTGCGCGACGACGTGCTGGCCGACTTCGATGTGGTCGTGCCGGAGACGGCGGAAGAGGACGACCTCGCCCGGGTGATGGCGAACGCCGACATGATCGAGAACTGGGTCAAGGCCGTGCGTGCCGAGGTCGAGCGCAGGCTGCTGGCCGGCACGCCCGTCAGGGGTTACAAGCTGGTGCAGGGCAAGCGCGGCAACCGGATGTGGGAGAGCCCGGAGGTGGCCGAGGCCACGCTCAAGTCGATGCGCATCAAGCACGACATGATGTACGACTACAAGCTGGCGAGCCCCACCAGCATCGAGAAGTTGGTCAAGGCGGACGAGATTGGGCCACGCCAGTGGACCAAGATTCAGGCCCTGATCACCCAAAGCGCCGGCCAGCCATCCGTGGCCCCGGCATCCGACAAGCGTCCTGCACTGGTCACGTCAGTGGATGCCTCTGGGTTTGACGACGTGGCATCCCTTTAACCTTCTGAAAGACAATCATGGAAATCATCATCAAAGACGTGCGCCTGTCGTACCCCACCCTGTTCCAAGCCCGCGAGTTCAAGGCCGGCGACGGCAAGCCCCGTTGGAGCGCAGCGTTCATCATCGAGCCGGGTAGCGACAACGACAACCACATCAAGGCGGCCATCGAGTCCGAGGCCAAGGCCATTTGGGGCGCCAAGGCCTCGGCCATCCTCAAGACCGTGATGGGGCAGTCCAACAAGTACTGCTACAACGACGGCAGCACCAAGGCCAACGAGGAGTACCAAGGCAAGATGGTGCTGGCGACCCACCGCTCGGCCAAGCTGACCCGCCCGCTGATCATCGACCGGGACAAGAGCCCGCTGACCAGCGACGACAGCAGGCCCTACGGCGGCTGCTACGTCAACGCCAAGGTCGAGATTTACTGCCAGACGGGCGAGAATACCGGCGTGCGTGCCAGCTTCTCGGTGATCCAGTTTTCCCGGGACGGCGAGCCGTTCTCGGCCAGCGTGCCATCCGACGCCGGCTTTGACGATCTGGGCATCGACGACTTGGTCTGATTTTCAGGGGAAAGTTGCCACCATTGCGGGTCTATACGCAGGCAGCGAGTACCCCCTTTTTACACACTGGAGATACACACATGAGCGCGATGAAAGAACAACTGTGGGCCATGGTCGAGGCCATCGACGAGGTATTCGGCGAAGGCTACGCCAAGAAGAACCCCGACTTGGTGGGGCGGATGATGCAGGCCGAGCAGACCGGCTTCGCGGCGTTCCAGATCAGCGAGGCCTTCCATCGTCTGGTGGAGGCAAAAGACACCGGGCCTGTGTAGAATTGTCTCGCAGCACATACACACATGCGAACCCTATACCTCGATCAGGAGACGTACTCCGAGACGTCCATTACGCATGGCACCCATGCCTATGCCGCAGATGCAGCGATCCTGCTAGTGGCATGGGCATGGGACGATGCCCCGGTTCAGGTGCTGGACCTTACCCTGCCCAACACCCGCCCCGACGGCCTAATAGCGGCCCTTGGGTTCCCCAACACCGAGGTGGTGATCCACAACAGCCACTTCGACCGCACGGTGATCCGGCACGTCTGGGGCGTCGACATCCCCACCGACCGCATCCACGACACCATGGTGCAGGCCATGGCGCACAGCCTGCCGGGTAGCCTCGGCATGCTCTGCGAGGTGCTGGGCCTGCCCGCCGACAAGGCCAAGGACAAGGACGGCAAGCGGCTCATCCAACTGTTCTGCAAGCCGCTGGGCGGTAACTACAAGCTGGACCGGGCCACCCGCGAGACGCACCCCGCCGAGTGGGAGCGCTTCAAGGCCTACGCCGCCAGCGACGTCGAGGCCATGCGGGAGGTCAGGAAGCGCATGCCCACGCTCAACTTCACCCCCGCCGAGCGCGAGTTGTGGCAGCTTGACCAGCGCATCAACGACCGGGGCGTGCAGATCGATCTGGCGCTGGTGCGGTCAGCCATCGAGGCCATCGACCGGGCCAAGCACGAACTGGCGGGGCGCACGCGGGAGATAACCGAGGGCAGCGTGTCGAGCACGACCCTGAACGAGGTCTTCCGGCTGCACCTGTTCGAGGCGTTCGGCATCGACCTGCCCGACCTGCAGATGGCGACCATCGAGAAGGCGCTGGCCGAGACGGACCTGAACCCGGCCATGCGCGAGTTGCTGCTGATCCGGCTGCAGGCCAGCAGCACCAGCACCAGCAAGTACCGGGTGCTGCAGCGCGGTACCAGCCTCGACGGGCGCCTGCGCGGGCTGCTGCAGTTCTGTGGCGCCATCCGCACCGGGCGCTGGGCTGGGCGGCTGTTCCAGCCCCAGAACCTGCCCCGGCCCACGCTCAAGCAGAAGGCGATCGACGCCGGCATCGAGGCGCTGCGGGCCGGGTGCGCACACCTGACCGTCGACAACGTCATGGAGTTGGTGAGTTCCTGCATCCGTAGCTGTATCGTGGCGGCCCCGGGCAAGAAGCTGGTGGTGGCCGACTTGGCGAACATCGAGGGCCGGGTACAGGCGTGGCTGGCGAACGAGGAATGGAAGCTCAAGGCCTTCCGGGACTTTGACGCGGGGCAGGGCCCCGACCTGTACAAGCTGGCCTACGCCAAGTCCTTCAAGATCGAGCCAGAGGCCGTCAACAGCGACCAGAGGCAGGTCGGTAAGGTGCAGGAGCTTGCGCTGGCCTACGAGGGCGGCGTGGGCGCCTTTGCGACCTTTGCGGGGGCGTACAACATCGATCTGGACGACCTAGCGTACAAGGTGCTGCCGGAGGCCTCGGAGGAGATCGTCGCCAAGGCGGACAAGTTTCTCGAGTGGGCCAAGAAGGACAAGCGGCCACGCTACGGGCTGTCCGACGACGCCTTCGTGGCCTGCGACGTCCTGAAGCGGGTGTGGCGGGACGCGCACCCCAACATCACCGGGTACTGGCACAAGCTCAAGAACGTGGTGGGGAAGGCGCTCGCCAACCGGGGCAACACCTACAGCGAGATTGGGCTCAAGGTCAGGGCCAGCAAGAACTGGCTGTTGATCGGGCTACCCTCAGGCCGCACGCTGTGCTACCCGTCGCCACGGGTCGCGGAGGACGGCGCCGTCAGCTACATGGGCATCGACCAATACACCCGCAAGTGGACGCGGATCAGCACCCATGGCGGCAAGCTGTTCGAGAACATCGTGCAGGCGATCGCCCGGGACGTGATGGCCGCCAACATGCCGCTGATCGAGGCGGCGGGCTACGCGATCATCCTGACGGTGCATGACGAGATCATCGCGGAGACACCGGACACCCCGGACTTTAATGCGGACAACTTGTCCGACTTATTGTCCGCGCCCCCACCGTGGGCGCTAGACATGCCGCTGGCAGCAGCGGGTTTTGAGACACACCGATACCGGAAGGGTTGATCATGGGAGACATAACAGACTGGATGTTTGAGAGTGGAATGCTCGACTCCCCTGAGTGTGATGACTACGATGGCCCTCGCGCAGCCAAGCCTCTTTGCCGGTACTGTGGTCGGGCCATCGAGTTTGTCCATAACGGCATGCGGTGGAGGCTGTACGAACCCGGTGCGCGGGAGTTACACGTTTGTCAAAAAGTGCCAACCCTTAACGGTTTTGAGGATTTAACATGAGAGAGTCAGAGATCGAGAAGTACCTCGTCAAGAGGGTCAAGGAACTGGGCGGCGAGGTCCGCAAGGTCAAGTGGATTGGGCGCAACGGCGCACCGGACCGGCTGGTGATGCTGCCCCACATCGTTAACGGTTGCATTACGGCGGGCACCGTGTGGGTCGAGTTAAAGGCCACGGGCAAGAAGGCCGAGCCGCACCAGCTACGCGAGCACAAACGCATGCAGGCCATGGGACAGTACGTGGCGGTGATTGACAGCATCGAAGGCGCCGAGGAGCTGCTCGCATGAGGACCGAGTTCGTCCCCCGCCCGTATCAGGGCATGATCATCGACCACATCATCGACACCCCCCGGTGCGCGGTATGGGCCGGCATGGGCACGGGCAAGACCGTGGCGACCCTGACGGCCATAGACACGCTCCAGATGGTCGAGGACGGCCCCGTGCTGGTCATAGCGCCCCTGCGGGTCGCCAGCGACACGTGGCCCAACGAGGCGCTGAAATGGAACCACCTGCGCGGCATGAACGTGTCCGTGATCACGGGCACCGAGCGCGAGCGCATCGCGGCCATCAAGGCGCCTGCGGCGGTCTACGCCACCAACTACGAGCAGATCGTCTGGCTCACATCCTACTGGGGCGACAGGTGGCCCTACGCGACCGTGGTGCTGGACGAGTCCACCAAGGTCAAGAACTTCCGGCTGCGTCAGGGCGGCAAGCGGGCGCAGGCGCTGGGCAGCATCGCCCACACCAAGATCAAGCGGCTGATCGAACTGACCGGCACCCCGGCCAGCAACGGGCTCAAGGACCTCTGGGGGCAGTCATGGTTCATCGACGCCGGCACGCGCCTCGGGCGCAGCTACAGCGCCTTCAGCCAGCGCTGGTTCCGGGAGGGCTTCGACGGCTTCAGTCTGGTGCCGGTGCCGTCGGCCCAGACCGAAATCCAAGACAAGCTGCGCGACGTCTGCCTGACCATCGAGGCCAAGGACTGGTTCGACCTGCACGAGCCCATCGTCAACGACATCTTGGTGGACCTGCCGCCCAAGGCACGCAAGCACTACCGGGACATGGAGGACGAGATGTACACCGAGCTTGAGGGCATCGAGGTCGAGGCGTTCAACGCGGCGGCCAAGACCATCAAGTGCCTGCAACTGGCCGCAGGCGCGGCCTACACCGACGACACCCGCACCAAGTGGACGGAGACGCACAAGGTCAAGCTGGAGGCGCTGGAGTCGATCGTGGAGGAGGCCGCCGGGATGCCGGTGCTGGTCGCCTACAACTTCAAGAGCGACCTAGCGCGGCTCCTGAAGGCCTTCCCGCAGGGGCGGCATCTGGACAAGGCCCCGGGCACCATATCGGAATGGAACGCCGGGAAGATACCGATCCTGTTCGCCCACCCGGCCAGCGCCGGCCACGGCCTGAACCTGCAGCACGGGGGCAACATACTGGTGTTCTTCTCGCCCAACTGGAACCTTGAGGAGCACCTGCAGATCATTGAACGGATCGGGCCCACCCGGCAGATGCAGTCGGGCTACGACCGACCGGTGTTCATCCACCGGATAATCGCCCGCGACACCGTGGACGAGTTGGTGCTGGACCGGCTCACCACCAAGCGCAGGACGCAGGACATCCTGTTGGACGCAATGAAGAAACGAAGGAAAAGCAATGCCAAAGGCTGATTTTTCAACATGGACCCGCGAGGGATTGGAAAGCATCGCCCGCCAAGCAGTGGACGAAAACAAACAACTCCGCGAGGACAACAAGCTGCTGCTGGCCGCGTGGCGGCAGGCGATCAGCGAAAGATATCTGGCCGGAGTTCCTGCCGGGTCACCAGCCCACCCGTCGCCTCCTCGATCTTCACCGACAGCAGCGGGGACGCCCTCCGGCGCCCCGAGATGAGCAGGGCCATCCACGTCGGGGTGACGCCGAGGTGCTCGGCCATCTCTGACTTGGCACCCCGCACGTCGGTCTTGAAGTATTCAATGAGGGTCATTCCCGCATTATAATCAAACCCCAAGTTAGATCAACAGGAGAGAAAGCATGCTTACCGAAGACGACCTGAAACGTGTCCTGATGGACTGCAAGTGCCAAGACCCCAACGGGCCGATTGACCCCAACGGGCTCTACACCAACAACCTCGACATCATCGAGTTCGGCCATAAGGTCGAGGCACTGGTGGCCCTGAACTACGCCCGCAAGGAGCGAGCCGAGTGCATCAAGTTCGTGAAATCACTGAACGCCACGGTGGCCCAAGCCCTGCAGGAGAAGCGGGGTGGGATGTGAACACGGTCGTGAAGTACGCAGTCTTCTATTTTGGCTGCATATTTTTAACCGTGGTTTTGGCTAACTGCCGCTGGCCCTAATCCTACCGGTACGGGGGGAAAAAACTACCGGCACCCCCTTTAATTTTACCGGAGTCTACTAAGCCTTGCATATCGGGAAAAGCTCGTTCGTTTTCTTCGGCCAAGGTAGCCACCCCAAAAGGCATTACGTCGCTTTTGTTCAACCCTGCAAGGATTTCCGGCCAGTGTTTGTAGAAGTAAGGAAGTTGGGCAAGCCCACCTAAGGGTCCCGCTATCCGGGTGCGGCTAAGGATGGGGGCGAGGGCACCCGCTAAACTCAATTGCTCTGTCCAATCCGGTGTCTTCCCTTGCTGCGCGTTTGAGGCCATGTTGTAGGCTTGCGCTCCTGCGCCAAGGCCAGCAACAGCGCCCACGCCAACATTGGCTGCGCGACTCTGGAGAGGGGCCATTGGCCCCCGTCTCGGGGCATTTGGGGCATTCGCGGCATTTGGGGCATTCGCGGCTCCCGGTGGAAGAGCCGTTGATGGGCCTGCCTTTGGCGGGGAAACCGGTTCCCTTGGCTGCGACATAGCGTTGTCTATGGCCGCTAACCTTGCGTTTTCCGCCTGCCTGATGAGATTTGCATGCCGATCTTTGGTAGATTCCACAAAGGGCAAACCCCCGGGGGATACCTGCATGGCGGAAGACGGAACCAACTCCCTTGCCTTTCGGGTGTTCGCCGCTTCGCGGAGTATGCCTTGAGGTGCACCCGACGGATCGGTGGCGACGTTGCTGGTGAACTGGGAAACTACCTGTGAAGGCAAACGGCTCTCACTACCAACTTGAGAGTTTGTCCACTTTTCCATCGCGGACAACGGGCCCTCTGGTGCTGCCGGCGCAACCACAACGGGTGGGGTGCCTACAGGGGCAGCCACGGCGGGCGCGACAGGCTTGGGAGGCGTAGAAACTAAACGAGCAAGGTCGCTTGGCGACATAGCGGATAGGCTCCCACGCGGCAAAGAATACTGTCGCTCCAAGTGCATCAAGGCCAACTTATCCGTCTGCCTACCAGCGTATTTTCCACCAAGGTAGGCACCGGCGGCACCGGTGGCCGCCATGAAAGGATCGACCCCAGCCGAAGAGGGGGGCTCGTCCTTCATGTCGCCAAACATCCCTGTGAAGGGGTTGTCTGGAGCCTCTGATGCGGCAGAAGCAGGGGCACTCGCCGGGGCACTTGGCGGGGTGGCAGAATCTTGAGGCGCGGCCACTTCTACCCCTGCCCTTTTAAGCTCTCTTCCGATAGAAGCGAGATTGGCTTCTTCGCGTTTGATATTCGCGGCGAGGGCATCCGCGTCTTCTTTTTTAGCGGGAACCGGCGTACCCCGAAGAACGCCCAGTGCCTTTGTCGTCTTATCCAACTCACTCTTGAGTATTCCAGCGGCATCAATATCCCAGGCTTTTTGGTCAGCCGGAGATACACGTGCGTTGGCAAAGGGCGCTGTTGCACCAACCGCCGGTGCTTTTGCACCGTCTTCTTTGAAAGAGAACAAGTCGTCGTAAGGGTTCTTTTCGGCCATACAACCTCCTTACGGTTTCTTGTTTGCGGGTTTATCTAGGTACGCTTGATAGGCATCAAGCAATTGCTGGTTTTTAACAGCAAACGGTTTATAGACATCGGAAAAACTTTGATGGCCCAGTATGGCGTCCAACCGATTTGGCACCCCGGAGTCTACTTTTATGTCCGGGTGCTTATTATCATAAACCAACCTTGCAAATTTATACTGGGCATTGGTGGCATCAAGGTCGTTCTTAATATGGCCCAGCGCTTTCAGAGCCGCCGCAGGGGTGGTACTCATCGACGGGGTGAGGTCGTTGTACAAACCAATTTCCGCGTTCCTAGCTGAGTTCGGACTCAAACCCCCCGCACGTTGTTTCATAACGGCAATTGCAGCAAAGTTATTTGCAAGAGCATCATATACCGCCCGGTCTTTGTCGTTTAACCCCGCTCTTTTTGCGACAGCAACGGGAATGTTGATGTTCCCACTAAGACCTGCAAAATTAACGCCAATACCCGCTTGAAGCATGGCTTCTATTTGGCTCCTAAAAGTACCCTGCGCCATGAGAGACATCACTCTTTTAGCAATAGCGGGATTGTCCTTTATCAACCGGGTTTGGTCTTCAACTATGCGGGCTGCGGGCTCGTAAGTTTCGGTCGTACCACCCGAGGCCCCTAAAAGTTCCAGACGTGCGTTGGCTTTTTCTTCACGTTTAACGGCTTCCGTTTTACGTACATCTTCCGGAATTTCAGATTTTGAGCCTAAAGGCGAATCAATGATGATTTTTTCAGGTGCAGCAGGCGGGGCAGCAGCAGCAGCAGGCGGGGCAGCAGCAGCAGCAGACCCTGCAGCAGCAAGCGGCTCAGACACAACCTCGCGTGGCACCATGGGGGCGCCAACAGTAGTTCCCGCACTGGTAGGGGCCGGGGGTTTATCGGCGTCGGCTTGTCTTGGGGATTTGGAAGTATCCGTGGGACCGGTAGGCACCACAGCCGGTCGTTCAGTCTTCATGCGATCGTTTATCGATGCCAAGCCCCGCTTGTATTCTTCTACTGAAATGTCACCAGCAGCGCGACGTTGGGCGAGTACTTCCGCTTCAAGTTTAAGTTGTTGGGTTAGCAATTGCTGCTGTGAAGTTTTGAGGGTTTGACCAGTACGTTCGCCTTCATATGCGGCTTTTGCGGCTACCGCTGAAGGCGAGTCTGGTGCCAACCCGGTAATGTGGGCGTAGGTGGCCTCGTTCATGGGCTGGCCGGTAGCCTTCCAATCAGCAAATGCCTTGGCAGCAGCCGAGCCTTGGCCCATGGTGATCTTGGAGGCGGCCAACTGGGCACGCATTTGCGCCAGCGGCAACTGGCTTTCCCGCTGCTTCTCGACGTTCTCACCCAGCGCCTGCGACGCGCTGCCCAAGGACGCCGCGAAGCCACCTAGCTGAGGCTTGAAGAACCCGGCGGCCACGTTGAACCAGTTTGGGTTGGCGTAGCGCTGCTCAAGCGCCTGTACGCTGGCCGCCAGAGCATCTTGGTACGCCTGCGTGTCCGATACGTCGGCACCGTAGAAATTGATCTTAGGATCGGGTAAGCCTGCTGTTGCCATGGTTTATTCCTAAGGAAGGGCTTTACGGGGAGTTGTACAGATCATACGGATCGTAAGGATTGGGAGGGGTAACGTAAGGCGGAACGTAAGGGGGGTCCTCACCATAAATCGGATTGCCGGGATTAAAGATAGGATCATCTGCACCCGGAATAGTTACGCCGGGGGTACTACTTCCCGGGTTGGTCCCAGCTACAGCGTTAGCTGCCTCAATTCCAAACTGGTTCTTAATGGTTTCCCACAGGTTGAGCCCGTAGATGTTAGTTCCATCCGGGTTTTTACCAACCACTGGTTTAGAGAAGACACCCGCCGCAGTGGAGCCCAAGCCCGCGATCATTGACAACGGCGAGCCCTTCATGGTGCTGGTGACGGTGGTCGGCAGGTTCGCGCCGGACAGGATGCTGGCCTGCTTGCCGAGTATTTCCAACGGCGCAAGCTGCCTGTTCTGGGCGATGGCCTGCTGCTGGCCGCCAAGGGTCGCCAAGGCGTTCACGTCGGCCAAGCCTTGGGTCTGTGTCTGGTTTGCCAAGGCCGCTTGGCCGGTGCCCACGTCACGGTACAACTGGCCCTGCTGGGCGGCGAGGTTGCCCGCCGTCTGACCAGCGGTCACCTGATTGATGTTGGCTTGGTTCTGCAGGGTGCCCGCCGTCTGGCCGGCGTTAAGCTGGTTCAGGCGCTGTTGCTGGGCCGCCTTGAGGGCGTCGGCGTAGC